TCATGGTGCATCCAGAAGGCTCTGGACGAATGGCTGAAGAAGAAGGGCTACTAACCGTCACGGGGCTGGTAGCCCCCTTCTTTTTTTACTTACCAATACACACCGATGTGTATTAAGGTGTTATTTAATCGACATAATCGTAGTTTGTCCCGATAAACTGGATGTTCTGGAATGCTGTCGGATTGTTCTCAATAATCCAATCTATATAGGTAGCATACTGCCTCGCTCGTCTTTCGTATCCTAAAGCATTGTTGTGACTGCCGTTCCTATAAGTTGTTCGCCAAATTGTTTTTTCGTTTTCGGTTGTTTCGGCGTATTCTGCCAAATCAATTACAAAACAACCAAGTTTGTTTGCAATAGCTCTGATTTTTTCGTTTGCTACAAGCCGCTTTTCATTTTCAGAAGCTGGAATTTCGTTGCGAACGTTGGAAATTGTTACGCAGAATACAACGCACTTCGGGTTCATTTCCCTGCACCATTGAATGATGTTTGCATACCCGCCAACACTATTATGTGCATTTTGTGTACGGTCGTTGATATTTATATCTGTGTCCACATCGCCAAAGAAACCGCCATATAGCGTTATATCGTTAGTGCCAAGAGCAACGATAACAGCGTCGCCGACATTGCTTTGCACAATATAGTTGTACGGGTCACGTCCGGCACGATAGAACCACGAATCATTATCTTGCTGACTTGATGCGCACATACTGCCAATACCAAGATTTATAGTATCAACTCCCGTGTGTTTTTTCATAAACGCCGGATAACTATATTCTGGAAGTGCGACTTGATTCTCTCCTGTTGTTGTATTAAAAATACCTTGCGTTAACGAATCACCGATGCAAGTAATATTTTTAAAACACGAAATCATTGTCGGAGCATAATCCATTTTCCCTAAAGGATTAGAATTATTATATACTGTTCCTTTCAGAATCTGCCCCACAAAGTCAGCTGATATTTTTTTCACGGTTATTCCGCTTGAATAAGTCCATGAAAATACGATTTTGCAATCAGATTTTACTTGGTAGTAATGCGTTTGTACCGAAGATGATGCAGGAATCACTTCTGCAAAATACGGGCAAACAGAATCAGCACGTGGTATACTAATAATAGATATAATACCATCAGACCGTCCCGCACACGTTACTTCGATAACGTCCCCAGCTTTGAACGGTATCTGCGCACTCCGTCTGTAACCTGTAGATGTTGTATTTTCGCCACCTGTGTTCGCTACGAAACCGTTTCCGGCTTCTGTTATCGGTACGGTTTCTGAAGATGAAGCACCAAACAAATTAATCAAATCTCTGAACAATTCGGTTTCTTTTTTCTGTGAGAGCGTTTTCTGTGTGCTTGTCCCAAATTCATCCGTCAAAGCTTTCAGTTGAACATCACGGCTGAACGGCACATAACTCGTTGGGGCAGACCCGGCAACAACCATCAAATTATACGAACCAATATTCCCGGTCATCCTATCAGTATAGCCGCTTATTCTTGCGTATTTTGTATCGGCGGTTGTGATAAATGACCGTGCTGTGTATATAAATCCCTCAACACTGATCAACAATTCAAAGGCGGCGTTATATAATGCTACTCTTGTCGGAGTTTCGTTGTGTGTCGTTCCTGAGAAAGCATCAACATAATAAGTTGTTGACGGTAAAACAGGCATAAACGCACTCGTTGAAAAATTTGCTCCTAAACCAGATGCATCCACAGCGCCATCAGCGTTTAACAAACCTTGAACTTTCGCAGATAAATCAAGGATATTTTCCCCGGTTGTAAAAGTTGCCAACAATGAAATATCATGATCTGTTTTATTGGCAAGTTCGGCTGACGAATTAACCAATGCACTCTTTAATCCAGTTACATCCTCACTCAAAGTGGAGTAATCTTCCGGGATGGAATCTGCAACATCCTGTGCCGTCTGTGCGGCCTGAGAAGCCGTCTCAGCATCTGTGTGGGCTGTTGAAGCAGATCCGGCGGCGGCAGATGCGCTTGATGCGGCGGCAGATGCAGAACCGCTTGCGGCACTCGCTGATCCTGATGCAGAAGATGCCGCCCCTGATGCCGTTTCCGCACTTGCGGCGGCTTGCCTGACATACTCCATTAAGGATTCAACAACGCTTTCTGATGCTTCGCCACAGAATCCGGGAGATGCTTCAACGTATTCAACGAAACGAGCGGTTCCAATATCATCTCCATTATTCAAAATCCGAATCTGGGCCGCACATTCACCCGCCACAGGTGTTTCCTGTTCTGCGGTATCCCATGTAATCAGATTATGTTCTGTGGCATCAACAGTAACCGTTCCCGTGAAGAAATTCCCATCCGGTTTGAGGATGTACAGATCAGCGGTATACGCAGAACAGTCTAAGGCCGTACCATTCTGAGTGATGTACACGCCAAGCGGCCTACCAATATCACCTTGAGATGATTTAAGTCTTTCAACCTTATTGTAACCGGGAGCAATATCGACTGTTATAATTTGTCTCTCCATTTGGCAAACCCCCTTTTTTTATTCTTTAGCCCACAAAATATAAATGTGCAAAACTACATTGGTGTAAGATGTTCCATCACCGTTCGATATCGTATATGTAACTCTTGCCGTGCCGGATGCCCTTAGAGATAAATAAACATCTTTGAGGGATAGCATACTGAAATAATCTGATTCTCTTGCGCTAATGTATGATCCTACAACGCCAATTGGATAATATCCTGATTTATTTTTAGTTGATTTCCTATACAATGTAGCATATGCCGCTACCGATCCAATGCTAATATCAAAAACTTCAACTTCCAAAGAAGATGCTTTTTGTGCGCTTTCTTCTGCCTGTCTGGCATATTCGGCGGCTTGTGCAACGTATTGTTCAATTGTATGTATTTCCGTCTCGCTATCAATCCCAATCTGGTTTGGAGACTCTTCAATATATTCCACAAACTCAGCGGTTCCGATATTAATAGTGCCTTGCCTGATTCGGATCTGGGCGGCGCACTCTCCAGCAAGCGGTGTTTCCTGTTCTGCGGTTTCCCACGTGATCAGATTATGCTCTGTTGCGTCAATCGTTAAGAGCGAAGAAAAATAGTTTCCGTCAGGCTTCAATACATAAAGCTCTGCAGTATATCCAGAGCAATCCAACACGGCATCATTTTGTTTGATATAAACACCAAGCTGTCTACCAATATCTCCTTGAGTCAGACTAAGCCGTTTTACCGGATCTTTTCCGGGAGCTATATCAACCGTGATTGTTTGTCGTGTCATGCAATCACCCCTTCCAACTCTTCAACACGTTTGGCAAGCCGTTCAACCGTCCTTTCTAACTGGTCGATTTTAGCGCACAAAAACTCAATATAATTGAGTGATTTAAATCCTGTGGTTTCGTCTGTCTCAATCAAATATGGGGCCACTTTTTCGACATCCTGCGCTATATAACCGATATGCTCCCCTTCATCGTGATTGATAAGTGTATCATTCCACTTGTAACGCACGGCTTTAATATGCGATACATCCGGCATATCAGCATTTATGATGTCTTTTGCTCTTCTATCAGATCCTTGGGTAAGTGTTCCGGCTATCCACATATTACCGGAATTTGCCATTCTAAGAGCGTTGCTTGGGTTTCGAGCATCTGTTCCGTTGCCTATAACGAAAATCCAATTCCCTGTTACGTTGTATTTACCACAAACAAATGAATCTTTTCTATATGCTTCAACGTTGCTCCCTATAGCTATTGAATTTTCTGCATCGGCTATCGCATAGGCACCAATGGCAACGGAATAGTTGCCCAGAGCCATTGCGCCTTCACCGATGCAAAAAGATCGTTTTCCATCTGCCGTGCCACCGCCAAGAGCAACAGCATATTCGCCAGTTTCTGCCCTTGAGTCTCCAATAGCTATAGCTCCAATAGCTTTTGCAGAACTATCACGGCCAATTGCTACTGCATTCTTTTTGGTAGCTACAGCCTTGCCTATAGCTACACTACTTTCACCTTGTGAAATAGAATCGGCTCCAAGTGCCACTCCTAATCCACCGCTTGCTAAAGAATAGGCACCAATTGCCATAGCTCTACTTCCAATGTAAGCGAGTGAATTATGACCTATAGCCACAGCGTATTCCGCATTAGTGCTTGCCGAATGCCCCAAAGATACGGATGAAATATCTAATGCATCTGCCTCAGACCCAATGGCTACACTATTGGTTTCTTCAGTAACCGCAGAATAGCCTAAAGCCAAGCCATATGCTTTCATGCTTGTAGCACTATATCCAATTGCTATCGAATAAGGGCCAGAAACATCAGTCAACTGTCCTCCAGCGAAACTGTATATGCCTGTGACAGTCCCAGATTTTCTTGTACCTAACAAATATCTTGGAGCGGTAACATTATTACCATTTAAATCAACGCAAGTGTCGTGACCGATATATGCTATTGTTTCGTTTGATGAGTTTCTTATCTCAAAACTATCACCAGTTAACTTTGCATAACTGGTTGTTCCTGTTTTTGTTAGTCTTATGCCGTCAAAGTCAAAGCCGGAACTCCACGTAACCCCACCGTCATTAGAGAAGCCAAGGCCGTAATTAACGCCGTCATATTTCCCAAACCTGATCATTTTATTTTGGTCTGACGGGCTTATGAGCGTTATATTATTGTTATCCCAGTAGAAATTATTATCACCAAAAACCTTGACCAGATCTGTATGGAGTTCGCCGGACGCTATAAAATCTGCAACGAATTCACCATCAATATTCCAAGCTGTCGAGTATGTGCCATTGTAGCCTGTTTTAGAAAAGGCAATACCAGCACCATTGAATCTGATAATATGAACAGCAGTATTTATATCATCTGAATCCATTATCAGGATTTCATCAGGTTCACCATCATTGTTAGTATCATGTAAAACAATATAACCGCCGGAATTACCTGTTACTTTGCTAACGATACCAGTTGCTACCTTTTTGAATTGTGATGTTCTTTCTACGATGGCTTCCACCACCTCAGAAGAGTTGGCTATATCCTCTGCAAAACTATTCCTTGCAGATCCTAATTCAGCTTCAATATATCTATCCTTTAGGACATCCCACTTAGTACGGATACATTTTGCTGTTGCCGTTACGCCCAACTTTTCAAAGTACACCGAAACAGTATCGCAAAGATCTACACGTTCATGAACACCTACATCTTCCAGAAAACCAACTGTAAGATTTACGATGGGTTTTCCAATATCATTTTGTGTGATATATTGTTCGGCTTTGCTTCGCAAATCTGCAACGCTTGGTGTTTCCTCAAAATCATTAGACAGATCAAGGTTCAGCACATTAGTATACGGGAATGACCCCGGCACACTTATAGCCTTTTCTGGAAGCGTAACGAGGACTTCTGCATCCTCGTTATAATAATAAGGATAAACCGCCGTGTATACTTTAGTATTATTTTCTTCCTGATTTAAATCTGTAAGGTTCTTTCCATATCTAATTGTTACTCCACGGTTTTCTCCTCTTGCTGTGTACAAGCGGCAATTAAACCTATCAAAATGCCATTCTCCACCATACACATCAATCAGGCTTCCCCTTATCCCACCCATGATTGATCGGATACTCTCTGGATGTTTTAAGGTAAAACCGCTACTACTTTGTATGTCAGATGAAAAAGTAAACGGGCATGGAGAAGGGAAGATTATATTAGAGTCGGTTAATTTGCTTAAAGCCAATTGGCTCCCAGCCGCCGTAAACGGGGAATCAACATACCCGGATAAATCGTAGCTAATGTGTTGTGCGTTGACCGTTATTAATCCATTCAGCGGTTTACTAATGGAATAAATCCTAAACGGTTGCGGAACATCAGTAAAATTAGGCTTTGCAACGATCAGTCGGCGGAGTTTAATTTCATCAAAGAATGTCCCCGTAATTGGATATGTCATTTCCAGTTCATAAGGGCCATTGCGGTTTTCTTCTACTTCGCAAGTAATAGCATCAGACAAAACACCAATGCCAAAGCTACCCCATGATGTAGCATCATGTTCAAATAAGATCGGGTACATTGATCACCCTCCTGATCCTTAAAGTTCAAACCATCTTGGAGTAATTGTTACCGATGCAACATTTCCTGTGAAGCCAATTTGATTTTGACCGGGCCTTAGCGTAGCGAATTCATTTGTATTTGATGCAACGATATTATTCATATTGTTTCCATTGATATCGAAACAATTTAGCTCTTCACAATCAATATATAGTCCATATTGCGGTAACCCGGTAATAGTGAATATAGTACCATTTACTGAAACCGTTCCGTCTCCAGATGCTGACCGTTCAACAAAAATAAGCGGTTTTGCAAAAAAAGCTGTAGGATTATAAATGGTGAATGGAGCCGCCGTAATATTAACAGGTTCTTTCCCTGACATCAGGAAACGTTGCGGTTTGCAATTAAAGGTCACGGTTGCCCGTGCTACTCTGCCAACTGATAGAGAATCAACATTAACTTGCCCTGATACATAAGCAAGCCGAAAGTGTGTAGGATCAAAATCATCCCACAACTCACAATAACCATTCGGGGAAAACAGCCAATCAGCAACACGGGAAAAAGAGTTGGGAACGGAGTGCTTTTTTCCGTTCCCGGCATAAATATCATATTTCTGTTCAACGTTTTCCCAAGCGTCCTGCATCATGATGATGTCACCATTCCGGCCCGGAACAGTATACTTATCAAATTTTCGCTGTGGCTTTTGAAAGCTTGGATATTTTTCAACAACAATCCCATATTGGTCGGAATGTTCGCCATTCCAACTGATTATACCCTTTCTCATGCAAAAGCCGCTTCCTTCCTGTTGATGTTGTTCTGGATCTTCTGCATAACGATGTTAGCAAGCTCTTTTACGTTCTGCCCATCAGATCCGTAAACGTTGATGGTAACATTTGCCGTGTTAGATTCTTCATGCACGATTTCCCGCAGATCGTCCAGAGCACCAACAAATTCGGGTCGTTTTTCACCAACACCGATGATGGTTGGGGAGGTGAAAATACCGCCCTTGTCGTACCAGTTAACCCACACGGACGGAACCTCGCCTGTTTCGGCGTTAAAACTGCCTGACATTCCGAAATGCGGCAACCTGATATAAGACGCAAAGTTAAATGATGTACTATTAAATGCGCCTTGCATATCAGACAAACCGCTGTTAACAGCACGCAAGCTCATTGACATTCCAGTACGGGCAGAACCGCTCATGGAATTAAACTTCCCTCGCATTGTATTGTTAGAACTATTCATGCCACGATCAACCGTTCTTTCAATTGAATTCATGGCAGAACCTGTTCTTAATTCCATTGCGGAGAAATTAGTATTGAATGCCGTTTTATCACTCATTAATGTTGCTTTGATTTCGTTTCCAAAGCTCTTTAATGCGGCAATTCCTTCTGTACTGAGGTTTTTGATTTTCTCAAGACAGGTATCAATGCTTGTTCCAAGAGTTGCAAATTCCGTTCCGGCATTTGTCACCATAGTACCAATAGCGGCACCGAAATTGGCAATATTTGTTGAAGCAGTTCCTCCCTTTGTCTCGTTGTTGATCTTTTTAATAGAATCTGCAAGTGTACCCATAGCTGTTGAAACGCCATCAACACCAACGGAATAATCAACAAGTGTTTTCAGTCCGGCTCCAACCTGACCGATGGATTCACCTATCTTATTGTCATAAGCCCATTTGGCTTCATGATTGATGTTTTTAATACCAGTAGCAACAGCACCCAGAGTAGCGGCTAAGTCGATAACACTTGTGTTATTAGCCAAATCAACACAGGCATCTGCTATTGTTTTAAAACCTTGTCCGGCATTTAAGGCGGCTTGGCCTATTGAATCAAACACTCCAGCAAGCTTATCTAACACGCCGCTGATGCTGTTGTTCACCGCTACGATACCATCACTAATGGCATTAATCATACCGCTAATAGCATCCCCAACAGCCTTGATTGGAACAGACAACGATTCATTAAAACCGCTGAAGGCATCAACAATCATGGATAGGTTAGATCCCACGCTATTAACTATGTCTACAATGGCCTGTCCAATCGTCTTTATCAGGTCAGAAATAGAATTAATGATAGGTGAAACCTGAGAAAGCAACCCGGAGAAACTTTCCACAATGGCGGGAAGGTTTTCAACCGTCTTTGTCAGCATTTCCGTTATGGCTGGCATATAGGGTGCAAGGGCTTCAACAATCTGAACAATTGTATTGCCAATGGAAGTAGCCAAGCCCGTGAAACTGTCTATGATCAGGGGTAGGTTGGTGGATACGGTTTCCACCATTTTAGTAATCGCAGGAGTATAAGGTGCAAGGCTTGCAACTATGTCTACCACGGCCTGTGCAATTATTCCAGCCGTCTGGGTGAAGTTAGCCGCAACCACCGAAACGATAGGTTCACAAGCTGTTACAATCTGTGAAATTCCAGCACTCAAACTGGGGAATGCATCGGATACGGCAGAAATAATATTGCTCATTGCTGTGGAAAACGCACTAATGACATTTGGTAATGATGCGTTTATCCCAGCAAGCAAATTACCAACTATTTCCCCGCCAACAGAAAGCACGTTCGGCAGTTCTGAGAAAATGCCGGAAACGAAATTGCTTACCGCTGTGATTGCGCTTGAAATCAATTGAGGTGCATTCTGGATGATCCCAACGCCCAATTTGCCTATAATCTGTGCCGCTATGCTCAGAAGTTCCGGCAAATGGGAGGATAGATCAGTAACCAATGTTGAAATAATATTGGCCCCGCTGGATATCAATAAGGGGAGGTTATCCAAAATCCCTCGCAGGATGGATCTAACCATTTCAAGTCCAGATGTAGCCAGTTTGGGTATTAACGTGGAAAGACTTTGGATGATTTGCGGTATCAACTGAGAAACAGAAGATATCAATACAGGAAACTGCTGGATGATAGCATCAAGAACAGATGTTGTTGCCGCTATCAAGCCCGGTAAAAGGCTTGAAATAAGGCTTGTCACCTTTGGCAGTATCAGCGGAGCGGCTGTTGTTATAAATGATCCAACACCATTTATAGCCGTTTCAACAACGGGAAGAAGCCTGTTTAACAAGCCTTCTCCTTCCTTTGCACCAAAGACAACAGTCATTAAGTTATTAACAGCCTGTTCAAGTCCAGCACCGCCACCCGCAATAGTAGTTAGCACATTCTGCCACGCCGCCTTGGTAGCGTTTGCGGAACCAGCTATAGTTGTCATAGCTTCATTTGCTGTCGTTCCCGTGATTCCCATTTCATTCTGAATAACGTGTATTGCAGAATACACATCACTCAGATTATTGATATCATACTTAACTTTTGTGATCTTCTGAGCATCCCTTAAAAGACGCTCCATTTCACTTTTAGTTCCACCATAGCCCAACTTGCATTGTGTTAATCTGCACTTTCATTATTTGCGTTATAGGTGCAGTTCAGACTATCGCTTCACCCTGTCGGGTGTTCTCTCACTTAGTCGTTCACGCTGGCTTCACCCTTGCGCCCTGTTGTCCCCGCCGGGAGTTCCAAGTCAATCAGAGAGAATTCGCACATTGCCCTTTATTTATGCGGCAAGTGCCCCCATTTCGTTAAGGTTGTCAAGCATGGTGTAATTTTGCTTTGCAAAGCCTTGATAAGCAGTTTGGATGGAAGACATATCCGTACCCATTTTATTAGCGTTGTCGGACATATCCTGCATTGCCATATCTGCTATCTGTGCGGCTTTGTCTGTGTCCCCGCTTAATGATTTAATAAGGCCAGCAGAGAAACTTGTTACGGTTTCCATATACTGGTTAGCGGAAACCCCGGCTGTCATATATGCCTGTTGTGCATACTGTTGCATTGTTGAGCTTGAATCTTTGAACAGAGTATCAATACCGCCTACAAGCTGTTCATATTCTGAAAATGATGCTACCGCTTCTTTTGCTACTCCAACAACAGCGGCACTAACTCCGGCAAAAGCTGTTGCCGCTACTTTCCCAACATTTTTCAGCGCACTACCAAGGCTTGATGTGAACTTTTCGCCGGAGGACTTTCCTGCGCTTTTGGCGGCGGGTTCGCTTGCTCCAGTTAGTTCCTTTGATATTGTTTTTTGCGCTCCCGCTAAAGATGGTATAATCGTTACAACAGCTTTTGCGACTTCCGTAGCCTTAACGCCTTGTGCCATCTTTACCACCTCCGATCATACTAAGCCATTCTTTAGCCTTCATCACGGTTTTGAAAGCTTTGTTTGTTTTCCTCCAAGAACGTGGATATTCATTCGGCTTTTGCGGCCTTTGCTTACCGCCCTTTGCCATCATGCAAACCCGGAACCAATTTAATACATCGTATATATCAGCAAGTATCACATTTGTTTTAAATGTGGTTGACCATTCTGATATTTCTGGATTTGTTTCTGCTACTATCGCAGAATCTGGTTTAGCTTCATGCAAAAAAGAGCCGAGCGCACTCCACGACAGAGTGCGCCCGACATCCTCTAAGGTATAACCAGTTTGTGTAAGCAAATCACGCTCAACGGCTTGTTTGTGCGCCCCGACATATTCAGCGAGGCCCACTATTCCCCCAAGGAGATACCTTCAGCTTCCTTGTTTGCTTCAACCCATGCATCAACGATCTGTGAATATTCGTTTGCTGTGAGATCTTCCAATACTTCGGAATCAATGTACTTGGAGAAAAACTCATAAATAGATTCTTCATCCTTCATGTTCCGAAGCTCTTTTAGCTTTATGGATTTAGCAAGAGGTACACTATACACTTTACTGCCGATTTCAACAGAAAGTGTGTTGGTTGTCTGTTTTCCGTTCAGCTTGAATTTCTTAACCATTGTTTTTCACTCCTCTTTTTTCTTAAAAATTAAGTGGGGGTATCCTTGCTAAACTTCCAGCCACCCGTTACAGTAATACTCCAGATCAGCGCACCGGACGGAGTAAGACCAACTTCTGCAACTTCAGTAACCATACCATGTGCACAAGTCCAAATCAGGTTATCCTCTCCATCCTTGCCATAAAGCACAAAGGATTCTTCTTTAACCTTCGGGCCATCAGAAGCATCAACCGTGAAACCAGTAGTGTTTGTAGTAACAGCATCAGCACCAAAGACAGTCTTCATAGACTCTTCATCTGTACTGATAACAGGGATGCTCATAGAACCCTTTTCGGTTTCAACCATCCGGGCCACAGACAGATCCCAAAGCCGGATAGACTCAGTAGATCCAAAGGGAGTCCAAGTGGGGCCATCCTCACTAATAACACCCGCAATCTTCCATGAGGAGCTTGCACCAACAAGTTCCAACACCGCAGAACCTGTGGTAGGCATGGTGTTGGGGGATGCAGGATCATACGGGGCATGAAAAAACATCCCGGTAGCATTTTCATTGCCGATAGCAACATTAACTTTCATTCGACTTTACCTCCATTAAATAGTAACTTCTTCCAAGTGAGCTATAACAACCATCCGAGCAGAACACATTGCTAAATCAGGCCGAACAGGATCAACACCCCACGAACCAGATGATGTCACCGTAACATGGCGAATAGGTGTATCATCTCCACCCGCTTTAGCTTTTAGGATTCCAACAGCATTCCGCAGATATTCAAGGGCTTCCGCTTCATGCTTCGCCCGTGAATCTAAAGTAATCTCAAAAGCATCAATTTCGTTTGTATCCCCGCCGCCCACCTGTGTAACAAGGATGGAAGGAACGGTGAAATCATCAGGTAACGGTCTGCAATATGCCGTCAAATGATCTTTTAAAGCGTTTCTAACCGCTTCCTCAACATCAATTGACCGTTTGATATTCATCATTTCACCGCCCTGCTTAATGCTTTATCTTCTGCTTCTGCTACTTTGCTTTGATAATCCGTGGTAAATACAAACCCTATAGCACGTTGACTCTTATAGGATTTACCAACCCTTGTAGCCGATTCAAACCCTGTTCCACCACGGGTGTTATTAGCATTGGCCCGTGCTTTGATTCCTTCTGTAATGGTTTCAACCTGAGAAACAATTTCCGGTGAACAGAGAATACTTTGGAATCCATCATGGTTCCATTCCAGAATTTTAAGGCTTGCCATCAACCCGACCACCTTTCAAGATTAAGTTGCATAGAACTTACCTTGCCGGAAGGGCTGTTCCAGATCTGAGGTTGACCGTTAATGGTATATACCTCATCACGATATTTAATCCTGTCACCCGCTTTAACATCCGCACAAGGTGGAAGATAACAAGTGTATCCCTCTGTGATGCCTTGAATCCTTCCATCCTGTGAAAGCATGGTTGACGACGGTTGTACGGAACAACCGCCAATTTCAAGGATATTTGGATTTTCCCAATCTGGAATTTTGGAACCACGAATTACCTTGGTAGTGGGCCTTAAACGAATAACAATATCATTTGCCCAAGTGGGGAGCATTAGAACACCCCCTGTACACGATACGGCGTTAACGCTTCCTTGCTGTCTTCTGTAATATGATTCGCTCTTGCGGCATTTTGATAATTAGCGGAATATGTAACAGATACCCCG